TTCGGATGAGCAGGCAGATCACCACCTATAAATGCTTGACCTATTCCAATCCATCCTTGTGCTTCATTTGAAACACAAGGACCTTCACCATCAAAATCAACCAGATCATCTCCTTGCGTAACCCATTGCTTCTGATCTTTATTTGTTGCGAGGGCTGCATTTTGTTTCCCTGTACCAATGGCTCTTGCTGTTTCAGTTCTGGCTATTCGTGCTGCTCGTGCAGGAGAAAAACCAATATCTGTTTCTAAATTTTTTCTTAATGTCTGTAAGGTTTCGCCACGCTCTATCGTTCTTGCTACTGCTAGCTGCATCCGTTGTGCTGCTACACCTACAATATTTGTTGGCTTCCCATACTGATCGAAAGCAAACTCAAAACTAAGTGCTTTATCTGCCTGTTCTCTTGCTGCTTCAATTGCCATCTGTTGTGCAATTGGTTTCGGTAATAACGGCTCTTGAATCATCATTGATGAATTCAAAACAACGCTTAATTCTTCTGCAACTTCATCAACATAGTTTGCATGCCAACTTTCCCACGGATAGTAAGCTGCATCTGAACCTTCAAGTTTTAATTGTTTATTGTTTTCTTCAAGAAATTCAATAATTAATTGCACTTCTTTTTTTAATCGCTTTGTCCAGTTTTGGTATATTTTCTGCTCCTGTTTTTCTATTTCAGGAGGATTAAATCCATCACCTCTTGCGATCTGTTTTATATATGATCGTTCTTCTTCATCATAGCTTGGATTGTTTTCTTCAGGTTCTTCTGGATTCATTTCTTCTTCTGGTTCAACATAATCGGATACTGGATTATCTCCGTTTTTAAACTCATCACCATTATCAACTTCGCCTTCACCCAGTCGTAATCGTGCTTCATTCTTGGTAAGCAATCCTGCTGTAAAAGCAGTAGTTGCTTCCGTTAAATTAAACTCTCTATTCTCAGGAGTAGGATCAATAAAATCAAACTCTAAATCAGTGCCAAATAACGGAACAAGAAACTCATTTAATGCTGATTTAATACGCACTAATCGAGGGCGTAAAACCCATCTGGCAAATTGTACTTCACCTGCTTCAGCATTAGCCCTGTTAACACTCTCTGTAATGCCCATAATTGAAGACGGAACACCAAATGCTCCAAGGATTGTATCCCTGTTTAATCTGCGTAATTGCTCAAACTGCATATCACGTTGCGTTGATCCTTTTCGATCAACCCATTTGCCACGCTCCAATACAGCAACCCTATTCGCATTTCCGACTCCTTGATGCTGTTCACGCCAACGCTCCACAAGCCGATCAAAATCAGCATCAGATAAATCTTCATCAAACTGGATTATGCCGTTAGGCTGTGCAGAATTACGGAAGAAATTACGAGTGTATGCTGTTGCCATTCGTTCGGAATCAAGGTCTGTTAGAATACTTTGTACGACTCCTGCTCCACGATACGGATCAAGTGGATTCGGATTCTTTATAAAGATAACATCCTGACGCTCAAGAGGTATCTTTTCACTTCCTAATTCATAAATATAACCTGCTATGAAGTCTTCCCGACTTGGTACAATCTTCATTCGATCAGGTCTAACGCACCAGATTTCCTGTGGTACTCCTGCTCCATTTCGCAGCAATATCCACCACGCTTCACCAGTTAATTCCAGATGCTGTTGCGTCATTTCCATCAAGGTCTGCTGTGAGTCATATGGGTTAATACTTTTCCACAACTGCAGAAGTGGATGCATAAATAATTCCTGCCTATCACCATTGGAAGTTGTTCTATACAGGTTCCATTCAGTAGCAGCAATGCTTGTAGCAATACGATCCACTACGGCATGAAGCCATCCAGTGCCGTTATATGCCTGAAGCTGTTGCATAACCCCACCAGATGTAGGAGCAGCCACAGAGCCTGAATACATACCACTCATTACGGCTGCAGGAGGTCGTTCTAGATTAGGTTGCTTTAATATGTTTTGTAATGCGTTTCCAAATAAACTCAATTACTCACCTCCTATGCCTTGAGCGATAAAAACAAGTGCTAATCCTGCAACAAAATATGCTGCAGGTTCCCAGATACTATAGGCTCCGAAAACAATTAATACTAATCCTATTAATTCTATAATAGTACGGAATGTCGATTTTACAAAAATCTTATATTTGCCGATCCTGCTGAAGAAAGCTCTGACAATCCCCAAACCAAAGCGTCCATTCGATCGGGACTTTCCTTGCTCTCTGGAGTCCATGTACATAATTGCTCCTCTAGTAATTCAAATTGTTTTGCATGATATACCTTGCCTTGTTCATATAAGGCAGCGATAGGTTCTGCCCGAATACGTTTTCCTCGTGAAGCATGAACCGATTTATACGGCACATGACGATCTACTGTACGCAACGTAAGCTGTACCATTTCACCACCATTATTAGTTTCTGCAATGATCTTATCAGCATTGAAATCATGATAAGCATTGATGGCTACTCTAGCCCATTGATCTGGACTATATCGCCCTGATAAATCTTCCAGTATATGGAAGATATTATCTGAACTTCTTGCTGCAACGATGATGCCTGTTTCATCACTTTGATCCGTAGCAGTAACAGCAGGATCAATAGCCACAACGATCCGTGCCATGTCCTGTTTTGCTTCTTCATACTTAAATAAAGACATATGCCATAATGCACCCTCTATATCATCAATCCACTCTGCCATCAATTCCTGTCTACCTAATCGTGTTCCACCATACCGACTCTGCAAGCGTTCAATCGCTACATCTGGTAAATGTGGATTATTATAGGTGGTTGCAAATGCCACATGAACATTCTTTTCTTCTGATAAATCCCTAACGAATTTCCTGTTTTTTGGTGTTGTTGTAACGATTGCTCTAGGGTGTTTTCCAAGCCGTAAACCAAACTGTGCCTGATGCCATGATTCTTCTTTCCAGAGTGCTAATTCATCAGCCCACAACAACGTCCACTGAGGACCATTCCAACGAGAAGGGTCTTCTGCTCCCTGATACTTTACAAAGCCACCATTCTTATGACGTAATTCAGCCAGTGATCTGTTATATTCAAACGCTTCAGGATTAAGTGTATATAACCCTGTTACACCTTCAATACAGACGCTTCTTGCGTCTCCATGAGTAGGAGCACCGATTCCCACTCTGGCATCTTTTCCAAATTCTTCGAGGTGTTGTAATACATATCTTGCACCTGCCATAGTCTTCCCAGAACCACGACCACCAAGCAGCATCCATACATGCCACTCATCCCCTTCTGGTGGAATCTGATGAGGCAATGGAGACCATGATTCAGCAGTTGCGAATAGAATATCCTTTGCTAAATCTAATTGTATATTTGATGCTCTCATTTATTAAGCTTTTCTGCTTTCCTGCCTGTGTAGTTTTCCCAACGTTCAATCGCTATTTGAACATACTTTGGTTCTATTTCCATTCCATAACAGATGCGTTTGAGTCTTTCAGAAGCAATGAGCGTAGCCCCAGAGCCAAGGAATCCATCAAAAACAATTCCATTAATTTCAACATGGTTAGCAATTGGACGCATGAGCAATTCGACTGGCTTTTGCGTTATATGAAATTCATTCTTAGAAGCCCTGTCATATTCCCATACAGTCGTCTCGTTATTCTCCCCGAACCACCTTGTGCTTTTCCCTTTTTTGAACAAATAAAGAATCGGCTCGTGCTTCATCTTGTATTGGCTTCCCATTGAGCCAAATTGAGCGTGGTTTTTCGCCCATATAACCAAGGCTCTTATTTTCCACGAACTTCGCTCTACTGCATCATAGACAGGAAACCCCATTACTCCTGCAAAAAACACAAAGGCAACTGCCTTATCGTCAGTTATATCATCAAAAATATTGAAGATTTTATAGTATAGGGTTGGGCTATTGTCACCTTCCAATCGCTCCGAAGTTCTTCTCCCAAAATCAGAAAATGTACCTGATGATAAATGTGCACCATCATAGGCTACTCCGTAAGGGGGGTCGGTTATGATGGCTTGAGCCAATCTTCCATCCATAAGCAACGCAACATCTGCTTCGTTGGTGCTATCACCACAGAGCAACCTATGCTCCCCCAACTGGAACAGATCGCCACGCTGAACCCATGTAGCTTCTGGCTCATCTGGTATATCATCAGGATCGGTTAGCCCTTCATTAATGCTGTCGATCAAGTCTGTAATATCATCTAAGGAATTAATCCCTGCTATCATATCCTGTAACGCCTGATTCTCTATCTCCACCGACTCCTGCAACATTCGGAGCATGTCTTCATTTGCTTCAGCCATTGAAGCCAATGGATCAAGCGTAAGCAGCAGCATGCCTGCTTCTTCCTCGTTCAGGTCTGTAATCAATACAGGAACTTCTATATCAGGAGTCGTTTCGGCTCGTAAATGTCCATCAATAAGCATTAATCCAT